TCAACACAGACTTAGCTACCAAAGATACAGGTGACTTAACTGAAGGAAGTAATCTTTATTATACTGCGGCACGAGATACTGCACAATTTGATACTGATTTAGCAACCAAAGACACAGGTGACTTAACAGAAGGAAGTAATTTATATTACACATCAGCCAGAGACTCAGCACAGTTTGACACGGACCTTGCAACCAAAAGCACAACCAATTTGTCAGAAGGAACTAATTTATATTTTACAGATGCAAGAGCCTTAGCAGCAACAGATGGTGAAATAGTTAAGTTTGCAAATATGTTTGCAACAGAAGGTGACTTACCAAGTGCAACAACATATCACGGAATGTTTGCTCATGTTCATGCAACAGGAAAAGGTTACTTTGCACACGGTGGCAATTGGATTAAACTATTAGATGAAACTTCATCAACAACAACTGATCTAACTGAAGGAACTAATTTATATTTTACTGATGCTAGAGCTGATGCCAGAATCAATTTACAAACAGGAGCCAACCTCGATCTAAGTAGTAAAGACACAGATGATCTTAGTGAAGGAACAACAAACCTTTATTACACAGATGCACGTTCAAGAGCTGCCATAACTGCGAGTGGTAGTTTAAGTTACGATAATTCAACAGGTGCAATAACTTATACACAAGGCAACACAGATACAGTTGCCGAAGGTTCAACTAACGAATACTTTACACAAGCGAGAGCACGAACTAGTATTAGTGCAAGTGGCGATATTAGTTATGATAATTCAACAGGTGTTATTAGCTTTACAGCAGCAACCTCGCCAGTTACAAGTGTTAACGGTGCCACAGGCGCAGTAAGTTTAGCACTAGCAGACTTAAACAATGTAAACAGTGCAACACCAACTGATGGACAAGTTCTTACTTGGGATAATACAAACTCATACTGGAAACCAGCACCAACTGGAACAGGTTCAGGAAGTGTTACAAGTGTTGACAGTGGAACAGGCTTAACAGGTGGACCAATTACTTCAAGCGGAACATTAAACGTTGATGTTGGAACAACTGCAAACAAGATTGTTCAATTAGATAGCAGTGCAAAGCTACCAGCAGTTGACGGTTCACAGTTAACAAACTTACCAGGCATATCAACTTTGGCGTGGAGTGCAATCACTTCAACACCAACTACAATTAATGGATACGGAATCACAGATGGTGTTACATTAACTGGAACAGAAACACTAAGCAACAAAACAATTACAGCTCCAGTTATTAATGAAATCAAATACATGGCTAACAGTGGAAGTGGTAATAACTTCCAAGGATTAAAGATTGTTAATGAATATGATTCAACTTTAACACCAGACTACAGTGCATTTAATGGTGCATTCAATATTCAAAACTATACACAAGCTAGTTCAGAATGGATTAATGTTTTACAATTCCAAACACCAAACAGAGCGAACATGTTTAGGCTTAACATTGACAACACAGATTTTGTAGCCAATGATGGAACTATAACTAGCAGGGAGACTGCTGCTGGTAGTTTTGTAACCGGCAAAACATTTAAAATTAAAACTGTTGGAACCACAGACTTTACACAAATTGGTGCGGCTGATAACAATGTCAACACAGTATTTGTAGCCACAGGTGCAGGTAGTGGAACAGGAACAGCGGATGCTTGGGACACTGGTTCACACTTTTCAACATTTGGTATGAAAGGTGCAGACGACATTGGCTTTGAAAAAGCAAGTGACGGATTTATAATTGGTGTTAAGTATAAGATCTTTACTGTTGGAAACACAGACTTTACAGCAGTTGGTTCAGCAGACAACAATGTAGGCACAGAATTTGTTTGTGATGCCAGTGGTTCAAGTGGAACAGGTATAGCAATTGATATGAGACCTTTCAAAGGACAGAAAAACAGATTTAGTTCTTACACTGCTTCGCAACAACCAAATGTGTGGCCAACTAATTTAGATTTTGAAGCTAACACTATTAGCTTCCATAATAGTTATGTATTCCCAACCAGTGATGGCAACACTGGACAAGTATTACTTACAGACGGTAGTGGACAATTGTATTTTGATTATCCATATGAAAACGATGATGTAGACAATCACTTAAACACGTCAACAGCATTAACCAATCAAGTATTAAGTTGGACAGGATCAGATTATGATTGGGTTACACAATCAGGTGGTGGTGGTGGATCAACTAACATCATTGGCAATGATGCTAACAGACTTATCACAGGTTCAGCTACTGCTAATACACTTAACGGTCAAAGTGATTTAACTTATGATGGTGATCATTTATTAATTGAAGGAACTGCAAGTGCACCAGATGATGCTGTTGTTAATATTAAAACAGACAATAGTTTATGGAGCAAACCACAACTTACATTAGAAGACAGCAGCGGTAAAGCAGTTGCCCTACTTGGACAAAATGATCCAAATTATGATTTAGATAAACTTGTGTTTATGATGGACCCAGAAGGTAATCATAATCATACAAATGCTTTAACGGGTGATTACGGATTCTACTACTCCAAAGACTGGGGAGACCTTAGTAATGGCGGTAATGTTACAATGCGTCAAAGAATATTTGGTGCTGAAGATCACTTTACTACAAGTGTATTTGGTGACTATAGTTCAAATTATGCATACAGACCTTATCATTTAAACACTCAAAAGTTTAAACTTATGGTTAGTGATAGTAGTAATAACATATCTGAAGCATTAAGAGTTGAAGATGGAACTATAAGGTTCTTTGAAGAATACAAGTTCCCAACTACAGACGGAACAGCAAATCAAATCCTAAGAACAGATGGTAATGGAACCATAAGTTTTGATTCAAATGGAACACAAGATCTAGACAATGTAGATAACAATAGTGCATTAAATGTTGCAGGTGCTGTATTAGTTTTTGACCCAGACAACAACGGAAACGGTTGGTATAAACCAGTTGATTTTGAAAGCAGAGTTAACACTGATGTTGATGCACACTTAAACACGTCAACTGCAACAACTAACCAAGTGTTAAGTTGGGATGGAACAGACTATGACTGGGTAACAAACAGTGGTGGCGGCAGTTCAACACTAAGTGGATTAACTGATGTTGATATTTCAAACATTCAGAACAATGATCTACTTATGTATAATTCAACAGCCGGTGAATGGCAAAACACTAACTTAGGACTAAGTGTTAATCCAACATTAACTGGTAACATGGATGCATACGCAACACAAACATACACATTAACAATTTCAAATCATGCTACATATGATGACCCTGCATACTACGTAGAAGTTTACACAGGAACTACAAAAGTTGTAGCCAATAGTGCGGTTACAGATAATTTAGATGGAACACTAACATTTACAGTGCCAGCTACTGGCACACATGAAATAAGAGTGAAGGTTCAAGACTTTGGTGACTTACAATCTGAGACAGTTACAAAGAGTTTGGTAAGTTATGATTATACGTTTAATTACAGATACTTCCGTTTATTGTTTAATGCTACACTTGGTAATGGAACATTAATTAAAGAATTTGGACTGTATACAGATCCAAATCAAGGTGGAACTAAATGGCCAACAAGTGCAATGACATCAAACTCAGCACCAACACCATTTGTTGCATCAGAAAGTTATCACTATGGAACTTATGAAGCATGGAAGGCATTCAATAATGTAGCTGGCGATAGCTGGTGGAACTTATCAGGAACAAGCAATACAGATTATCTAGCTATTGATTTAGGTAGTGCTCAGCCAATTGAAAGTTTCAGAATACAAACACAGAGTTTTGTTCAAAGTGGTTGTTTGATACAAGCAAGTTCAACAGGAGCTTGGACTGGTGAAGAAATAGATATTCAACAAGTTCAATTAGCAACTAACAGTATTATTGACGTAGGATAAGGAGAACATTATGAGTTTACAAACAGAATGTCAAGCAGCAATATTTAATTATGTAGATGCTGACACACAAAGAAATGCAGCCTTAACCGGTGAGCATAAAGATTATGTAATGTTGGTATTACAACTAATGCGTGATCAATACGCAATTCAAAAGGCTGAAGGTCTAACAACTTTCACAGTGCCAGATTTTATCGCATTAACATTAACAGAGGAGTGTCCTTGGTGAGCCAGATAATTAAACCAAAACGTAGACACACAGCAGGCGTTCCAACAACAAGTGATTTAGCTGAAGGTGAAATTGCAATCAACACACATGATTTTAGTATCTATGTTAGAGATGATGCAAACAATATACTAAGAGTTGGCGGTGTGCAAACACCAATGTCACAAGACTTAGATACAAATCATTTTACAATTACTGACAGTTACTCAGATGACATAGCACCAGCAACAATTAAATTTGGAGTTCCACCTTTAATTCCAATAATAACTAATGCAGAAGCAGACGCATTAGTTGAATATAGTCCAGAATATGCCATAGTTGGAGACACATATAAAATTAAAGATGTAGGTGATGTAACTAATGCACAATGGTCAGCCATGGGTGCAACCATTGGCGGCGGCGGAACATATCAGAATGTGGTATTTACATGCACAGCAGTTGGCCCAAGCGGAACAACAGGCAAGATAGGGATAGGACTTGATTCAACAGGATCAGATAACTTTGATGGAATGCTTGTAATTAATTCAGATAATAATAATATTATGTATTACAATGCTTCAGTCTACTTGTGGACCAGTGTAAACTAATAAAGGAGATCTACCATGATTGAAAATGCGGACAACACTGAGGACAAACAGGAAAAAGCAGCACCAAAGAAAGGTGCACCACGAAAAGAAGTTGATGTAGAAATACTTAAGAAGCTTTGTGAAGTGCAATGCACAGTCAAAGAAATGGCTTACATTTTGGGCGTGAGTGTAGATACATTAAATAGGAACTATAAGGATGTAATTGCAACAGGCAAGACGCTTGGTAAAGTTGCATTGAGAAGAGCACAATGGCGAAACGCAATTGAAAAGAATAATGTAACTATGCAAATTTGGCTAGGTAAAAATATTCTTAATCAAACAGATACACCATTGGACGAAGAAGCTGATCAAATACTACCATGGAGTGATTAATAATGAGTGCAACAAAAGAAAAATGTAAAGAATGGATGGAAGTCACAGACAAGAATATTGCAGACATTCAAAACATTAAACAAGACATCAATACTATAAAGACTAATCATCTTTACCACATCGAAAGAGATATGGAAAAACAATCTAAACAGATTGAAAAGATTGACAATAGAATATGGTGGGTGCTTGGACTTTTAGTTGCAAGTTTAGTTATGAGTATGGTAAAAAGTGGAATAGGAGTATAAAATGGCTAAGAAGAAAAAAGGCAAAAAGAAATACGGCAAGTAATATGAAACTAACCCCAGAACAATTAGACGCTTGGAGAGTAATACCAAGGATGCTTATACTAACATACATGATATGTTTCTATTTGGTTATAACTTGGTTTATGGATTTACCAGATCCAAACAATGCTCAAGCAGCATTTACTAGCACAATGATTGGTGCAGGTGCAGCTTGGTTTGGACTTTATGTAAATGGAAAAAACAATGCCTCTAAGTGATGTTCAAAAAGAAGTTAGTGACGACCCAAGCAGATTTAAGGTTGTTGTTGCAGGAAGAAGATGGGGGAAGAGTTGGCTATCAATGCATGAGATGGCCAAGTATGCAAGGTTTCCCAATAGTAAGATCTTTTATGTTGCACCAACATACAAGATGTGCCGTCAAATATTATGGGATGACATTAAGGAAAAATTTATAAGAGCCCGTTGGGCTAAGAAGATTAATGAAAGTAATTTAGAAATTACATTAGTTAACAATAGTAGAATATACTTACGCAGTGGTGATAACCCAGATAACTTGCGTGGTGTTAGTATGGATTACTTGGTAATGGATGAAGCAGCTATGATAGACCAGAAGATGTGGACAGAAGTATGTAGACCAGCATTGTCAGATAGGCAAGGCGGAGCTATGTTTATTACAACTCCACAGGGCAAAGGTAGTTGGATATATGACTTATGGCAAGGTGCACATGGTCAAGAGAATTACAGTGCGTTTCAATACACAACAATACAAGGTGGTAATGTTGCAGAAGAAGAGATTGAAGCAGCACGAAACGAATTAGATGAGAAATCATTTAGACAAGAATATGAAGCAAGTTTTGAAACTTATGCTGGTGCAATTTATTATAATTGGGATAGCAGTGTTCATATTAAGAAACAAGATGTAGAATTTAAGAAGAATGAAATACTACATGTTGGGCTTGACTTTAACGTCACGCCAATTTGTGCAATGATATGCAGAGTAAATGGAAATGAAATAAGCGTTATAGATGAAATTACTATGGAAGGATCAAATACATTTGAAATGGCAGAGGAATTGTTAAACCGATATCCAAACAACAGGATGTGGATTTATCCAGATGCGTCAGGACAGGCACGCAAAACCAGTTCAAATACAAGTGATCATCACATATTAAGAAACAGTGGATTTATACTAAAAGTAAAGAGTATCAACCCACCGGTAAAAGATAGAATTGCAGCAGTGAACACAAGTCTTAAAGCTGTTGATGGAAGTGTAAAACTTACAGTTGATCCAAAATGCAAACATTTAATCAAGTGTATAAGTGGTCAGACTTACAAAGAAGGAACTAGGATACCAGATAAGAACAGTAACTTAGATCACATGAACGATGCATTGGGATACTTAGTGCATTGGATTAACCCGATAAGAATAGATAAACCAAAACATGCAGACACTAGTCCGCAGCTGTTTGGCCATTATTAAAAAAGGATAAATAAGCAGTATAGTATCAACAATTGATCACTGTTGAAAGTGCTACCCTTAAAAAGGAAATATAATTATGTTAACATTAGAACAAATAGAACAAACACACCCTAGCTACCCTGAAGTAGCCAAACAGGCTAACTATCATTACAAATCATATGTAGGTGGTGAATTGTATAAAAGTGGTAGTTACTTAACACAATACATTGGAGAGAATACTGGTCCAGGAGACCAATATGGAAAGAGATTAAGCTCAACTCCATTAGATAACCATGTGCAAACAACCGTAGATATATACAGAAGTTTCTTGTTTAGAACACTTCCCAAACGTGAATTAGGACTGTTAATCAACAACCCATTAGTTAATGCGTGGTTGTATGACACTGACCAAGAAGGACAAAGCATAGACAGTTTCTTAAAAACTGCTAATGACTTGGCTATGGTGCATGGATCAACTTGGATCTTAATTGACAAACCAGCATACAAAGTAGAAACAGAAGCTGAAGCAGTTGAATTAGGCATTCGTGCTTATGCGGCTGCTTACACTCCACAAAATGTTTTAGATTGGTATTATGAACGCAACATTGCGGGCAAGATGGAACTTGAATACATCAAAGTAAGAGAATCTGAGAATGATCAGTATGTTACATTTACTTGTTGGCACAAAGACTCAGTAGAAAAATACAAAGTAAGCAAAGATGATCAAGGTGATTATGAGAAGATAGTTGAACATACACAACACGATAATCCTTTGGGTTACATTCCATTTATATTTCACGCACCATTAAAGTCACCAATGAAAGGTATAGGCTTTAGTATGGTGGCAGATGTAGCTAATCAACAGAAGTTTATTTACAACTGTTTAAGTGAAGTAGAACAACATTTAAGAATTAGTTCGCACCCAACATTAGTTAAGCCAACAAGCACAGACGCAGTTGCAGGTGCTGGTAGTATACTTAATCTTGACGAGTCAACAGATGGTGCATTGAAACCATATTTGTTACAACCAACACTAAGCACAACAGACAGTATACTTAAAACAATTGAAAACAGTGTTGCAAGTATTAAGCGTATGACACATACAAGTGCAATACAGGCAACAAACGGATCACCAATGAGTGGTGTTGCATTACAAACGGAAAGACAGTTATTAAATGCAAAGCTATCGGACATGGCTGACACACTTAAAGAAACAGAATATCAAATGTGGATTACTTGGTTAGATTGGCAAGCATTAGGTATGCCAGAAGACTTCCAGTTAGAATATCCTGAAACATTTGATATGAGAGATGAGATGTTAGAACTAGAGTTCCTAATGAAGGCACGCAGTGCTGGTGTTAGTAATGAAATGTTCCAAACTGAAATAAGCAAACAAGTAGTTGCATTAACTGTAGATGATGATGAACTACAAAGTAAAATCTTAGCAGACATGGACAAAGTAGAGTTTGAACCGCACGAAATGACTAACCCAGAAACTGGAGCAGTCACAGTTGTAACAACTGAAGAACAACATTTACAACTAAGTGCATTGGGTTACAAACACGAGGGTGAGTAAAATTGGCTTTCAATGTAAAGAAGCACGATAAGATTGTAGACAAAGCCTTGGTTAATATGAAGGCTGATGTGTTTGATATTGTCAAAGCATTGGAAAATGAAGTAGCTGATATAATTGCTCTAAACCAAAGTCCTGAGTTGGTAAGACCGCAAATACTTGCAGCAGTTGAAAAACACAGTCAGACTGTTAAGAGTGCGGCACAAACATTAACATCTATTAGCGAAGACTTTATGGCTCAAACTAAAGCGCCAACTAGTCCTGAAGACTTTGTATCACAAAGCCAGTTATTAGATTTAAGTAGTGAAGAACTTAGTAATGCAATGTCAGGTTCAGGTGAAGATATTGTAAAAACAGTAGTGCTTGGAAGTGTTGCAGGATTATCAAGTGCAGCATTAATAAATCAAGCAAGAGGAAGAATTAGCGGAGTGCATATGGATTCAACAGATCCAGATGTAAGACGCGATCAACGTAATTTACGCAAACTAGTAAAGGATGGTGCAAGTGCGGCAGTTGTCACACAAGCAACAAACAAACTAAAGCGTAAGCTACCAGGAAGTGTTAACACAGCAGGTTCAATTGCTGTCAAGTTAAGCACTGGTGTAGATAACGTTGTAGGTAGCTTTAATGGCACTTATGCAAAAGCTCAAGCAACACGAAATGGTGTTGAGAACTTTGAATATGTAGGTGGCGTTATGGCAACAAGTAGACCCTTTTGTGTATCAATGGTAGGCAGTATTATGAATGCCGAAGATATACAAAATCTATGGGATGGTAGTGGCTGGGCTGGTAAAGAACCAGGCGATCCGTTTGTTGTAAGAGGCGGATACAATTGCAGACACTATTGGGTGCCCGTAGAGGAATAATAAAAGGATAAATAAAGCTATAAACAAGTTTGATACTTTAGTATCCAACCCTAAACTTAATAAAGGAATATTGACATGACAATTGATAATCATGGTGTGGAAACACAAACTGAAACTGTAGACACTGGGGATACAGCAACAGGCCAAAATACAGACTCCCAGGTTGAAGCCTCTAAGACTTTTACACAAGAAGAAGTAAATGATCTTATTGGCAAGCGTATTGCCCAAGTTAACAAGAAGTTTGAAAATGTTGATTTGAATGAATACAACGCACTCAAGAGCTTGAAAGAGCAAGTTGAGGAAGAGACACTGATCAAGAAGGAAGACTTTCAGGGTGTTCTTAAGAAGCAGAAAGAAAAGTCAGATAGTGAAATCACTAGACTTAGAACTGAACTTGAGAGTATCAAAATTGATGGAGCATTAATTGATGCGGCATCTAAAGCTAAAAGTGTTGCACCTGATCATGTAGCTCAATTACTGAGAAAGAACATTACACTAGACTCAGACGGTAATGTAATAGTTACTGATGCTGAAGGTAAACAAAGATATACGGATTCAGCTGATCCAATGTCAGTAGCTAATCTAGTTGAGGAGTTCCTATCAGGTAACACGTATTTCAAAAGTGCCGGACCTAGTGGTGCAGGCTCTACGGGTAATACAAATAACGCAGATCCACAGAGTTTGGATATTGCACAACTTGACTTAAGCCGAGCTGAGCACAGAGAAATCTATAAAAAGATGAAGCTGGCGGGCAAGGTTTAATTAATAACCATTATTAGGAGAAATTAAAATGGCTAACACATCATCAGCGTATTCAACGCTATCGGGACTAGTAGTCCCAACGCAGGCCGCGGCAATTTATGCGGCATTTGAAAAATCATTGTTCTTATCAGGACAATTAATTCCAACAATTTCAGTTCCAGCAGGATCAACTTCAGCACAAGTTCCACTAATGAGTGGCACTGTTACTGTTGATAATCCGGCAGCAGGTGCAGATTTGGCTAATGAAGAACTATCATTATCTACAATCACTGCAGCAGGAACAAACATTGTTGCATCAACATATGGCGCAAGAGCGGTTATGAGAGACATTGGTTCACCAGACGCAAACAATCTAGGAACGCACATTGGTCAAGCTATTTCGGCGGCATATGATGCTGACGTTATGACAGCACTATTGGCAATGGACGACAACACTGCAATTGCAACAGGCGGCGCTTTAACAATGGACAAATTGTTTGAAGCAGTTGAGGCAATCAGAGATAGAGGCGAAACAGGCCAACTATATGGTATCGTTACACCAGCAATGGCGCATCAGTTGATGACAACAGTTGCAGGTGCAAACTTTGCCGGTGGTGACTACCAGGGTGAAGCTTTAAGAAACGGTTTTGTAGGTTCAGCAGCAGGAATTCAATTATTCCAAAGCTCACATGCAGCAACAAACGGTGTTGTATTTGGTGCAGATTGTGCCAGACAAGCACAGTTCTCTCCAATGAAGATTACGGTTACTGAAGCACCAACTAAATTAGGTGTAGACATCGTAGGTTCACTTTACCAGGGCGCAGCAGTCATAGACGAAAAGCGTGGTGTTGTAATTACAGCAGCATAAGAAGTAAACACTAAAACTAGGGGAGCTAATCCCCTAGTTATTTTAATAGGAGAAATAAATTGTCTTACGCAACAGCAGAAAACTTAAACTTTTATGCACCAGAAGTATATGAAGGTGACACAGAGGATTGGGATTCAGAACTTGCATTAGCTGAAACTGATATCAAAAACAAGATTGAAGTTAAGTGGTATGATCAAGTAAAGGGTAACAAAGACTTTGATGCATCTAAATTAACTGGCGCACAGTGGACTAAGGCTACTGTATATCAGACATTGGTTGCTTATGTGCTTCCAAAAATGTCTACCTTTAGAGTTGAAGATACATTCATTGAACAAATTAAGTTCTATCAGGACCGTTTGAAGGATGAATTAGATATGCAATTCGCATTGGGTATAAAGTATGACGACGATGGTGACGGAAGTGTTACTGACGCTGAAACATACAAATACGCTCAAACTAGGTTATACAGATAATGGCTACGGTAAGCGATAGAGAAAGCATATGTGTAGAGCTTGTTGATTTATTTAAGAAGCAACGCACAGTAAAGTTTGGTAGAGTAGTCAGGGATCCAATCATTCCTGAGGAACTACCACGCACTGCTTTTCCGGCTGTCTATATAGAAGCAAGTGATGAAGATAGAGAAGATTTAGCATTTGGTGTAGAACACATCAGAGAGGGAGTTATGGAAGTTGATTGTGTGGTAGTAATATCAGGCAAGAAACGAAATACCCAACTTAATGTTGCTATCAAGGCTATGGAAGACACTGTTAATGTAGATAGAACATTAGGTGGTAAGGCAAAAGATTGTTCTCTTACGAGAATAGAACAGCTTGAAGCGGGTGACATGAGTCCATATAGCTCAAGCAGAGTAGTGTTTACAGTATCATATGTATATACTATTTAATAATCATTATTTAGGAGAAATATAATGGCGATAAAAGGTAAATCAGGTGTCCTAAGTCTTGAAGCAGCGGATGTGGCGCAAATCACATCTTATTCTTTAACTGAGACGGCTGAAACAGCAGAAACAACTAGCTTTGGAACAGGCACAACGTCAAGCAGAACGCATGTTGCTACTCTGAAGAGTTGGGAAGGAAGTTTAGATCTTATCTACAATAAACAAGATATATCTACAACTTACTTGCGTCCCGGCGTTGGTGACGGATCAGCAGATTACATTCAGATGATTCTTTACCCAGAAGGATCAGGCGCAAATTTAAGCGGTGATATTATTATTACTAGCTTTGAAATGACTGGTGAAACAGCTGATGTTGTTCAAGCAACAGTTAACTTTACTGGAACTGGAGACCTCGGAAGAGCATCTAGTTAATGAATGGGCTGGGCGACCAGCCTATTTACTTTACAAAAGGAACAAACAATGGCAAAGAATAATACAATAAGAAATATGAAAACAGAAATGCAAAAAGACTTTGACAAGTTTGTTACTAATTTTACGAGCAATCTAAGAGTTAGAACCCCAATTAGAACAGGTGCAGCGAGAAAGGCTTGGTCTAAAGTAGGTGACTTAAAGATTGGAAGCGGATTAAGTAAGAGGATTCTTACTAACGCAGTTGGCTATGCTAGTATCTTAGATGATGGCTGGTCAAGACAAGAGCCTAAAGGTATTGTTGACAATGCATTTAAGCAAACAAAAAAATAACTAACAAGGAGAAACAGTTATGACTGATAAATTTAATATTATGGAAAACGCTACGGCGCATTTCAAAGATCAACTTTCAGGTGGACTACTAAGTATTGAAGTCCCTGAATGGAGTGCAACTATTTGGTTCAAGCCAGCATTTACATTTGCACAACAAGAAAAGATTATTCAACTAAGCAACGATGGTAAAATGGTTGAAGCAATGATTGAAACACTAATAGTTAGATCATTGGATAAAGATGGAAAGAGATTATTTACACATGCGTCAAAGACACGTTTAATGAATGAAGTAGACCCTAATATTATTATTAGAGTTGTTGGTGAAATGAACCAAGAGATCAAAGACGAAGACGTGGGAAAGCAGTAAAAGAAAAAGATCTGTATTTCATCTTTTTCTTAGCTGAACAATTAGGACGCAGTGCAGAGTGGATCATGAACAATATCTCTACAACAGAGTTGAGAGGTTGGACGCAGTATTACACTATAAAGAATCAAAAAAGTAATTGATAAGGAATTAAACTATGAGTAACAATTATAATATAGATATTACTGCAAAGGATAATACCAAAGGTGCTATTGGCAGTGTTGGTGGCGGTCTAGATGGCTTAACAGCAAAATCAAATAAGTTCAAAGCAGCACTTGGTGTTGCAGGAACGGCCCTTGCGGCATTTGGTGTGGTTAAGGGAATACAAACTACTATTGATAACTTTGATAGTTTAGCAAAAAGTGCCAGGGCTGCAGGTGCGGCAGGATCCAATGAAGCTTTCCAAGGCTTCCAAGTAATGAAGCAAGCTATGAATGAAGCAGGTATTGATGCTGCTACATTTGATAGAGCTATGCTTCAAACGAATTCAAGACTTAAAGCAGGAACAGAAGGACAAAAATCATTTGCCGCAGTTACTGATAAACTAGGTGACTCAATTAAAACTTCAAATGGTGAATTAAAATCAGGTCCTGAACTGCTACAAGCAATGATGAATGCCTTAAATGAAGGCACAATTACAACAGAAGACTTTGCAAAAGTTGTTGGTGGACGAGCAGGTCCATTGATTCAAGAACAGTTTGCAAGTATCAACACAACTGCAGAAGACTTACAAGCTACACTTGATGATGTTGCAGCAAACACAAACATTGTAGATGTAAGTGCAGCCGAAAACGCAGAGAAGTTTAATGATACTGTAGGTAGATTAAAAGAAGGTATGGGTCAGTTAATGACTGATGCTATTACACCAATACTACCAGTGTTAGTTGAACTAGCAGAAAAGTTAATGGCTAAAATGCCAGATATAATTGATGGTGTAACAGATGCATTTGAAACACTTAAACCAGTATTAAGTTTAGTTGGCACAGTAATAAGTGACATACTTTGGCCAATGTTAAAAAACATATTTGAAGTGTTAGGCACAGTTGCTGAAGCAATTGCACCATTAGTAGAAAAATCAATACCATTATTAAAAGACGGCTTTGAAACTGCCGGTAAAGCTATTGAAGGGCTTGTTACTTTCTTTGTTGATTTAGTTGAAAAGATTAAAGCAATACCAGAAGAAGTTAAGAAGATGAAAGAAGCTATCACTGGTAAGTTAGGTGACATGGTTGATTCAACTAAAAAGAAAATGTCTAAATGGAAAGACAGTGTATTAGGTGTGTTTAGTAAAACAAAAGATGAAGCAGTTGATCACTCAATTGTTCCAGATATGGTTGATGCAATCATTGATGAGTTTGTTAGAATGAAAACTGAAACTACTAGACAAACAGCACAAATGAATACTGAAGTTCTTAATACAATGGATCACGGAATGGACGGATATGTTAATACTATTTCAAGTTCATTAAACAAAGGTAAAATGGACCTAAGTAGCTTTGGTGGATTCTTTAAGTCAACTATGGGTAAAATGGTTACTGATGCATTAAGTAGTTCAAGTTCAGTTGGAAGAATAATAAGTGGTATGATGGGCGGCGGTGGAGGAGGCGGAAGTCTCTTTGGAACTGTTGCAAAAGGATTACTAAGTTTTATACCAGGTGGTGGATTCCTAAGCGGACTATTTAGAGCAAGTGGTGGACCAGTTACAGGTGGTAAAAGTTATATGGTTGGTGAAAACGGACCCGAGATGTTTACACCAAGTGGCAATGGACGTATTGCAAGAAACAACGGCGACTCAGGTGGCGGTGGATTAACAGTTAATTTCAACATAAATGCGATAGATCCATCTACGGGCACTGATTTCATACTAGGACAAAAACAACAAATAGTTGGAATGATTAACCAAGCGTATCGAAAACGCGGTAGAGCGGGGATATAAAATGATTAGCATATTAACATACCCAAGTAACAGTAGCACTGAATGGATTGATCCAGATTATATTGGAACAAATACTACTGGCTATAAGGGAAGAATTAAAAGTTTAAGAGACGGAAACTATAAAGATATTACTAAGTGGATAGTAGGAACTGGAACTGTTGACAAGATTATGGAAACAACCAGTATGTTTAAATACTATCTTAAAAGTAAATCATACAGTGGAAACATAAGCATATATGACATATGGTATAGACCAATGATATTAGGTCAAGTAAATGGCGCAGGTGTTATTACTGGTATGGAACGAATTACAAATGGCAATGAACAATTTAGACAACGCACAGGTGCATCAAGTTACACAGGTTCAGCTAGAGTTGTAGCAGGAAAATACTGGAAGCCAGGTGTAGATGGTGCATTAACTCCTACTTCAGATGCAAGTATAACTATAACAACAGACAGTGATGGATATATAACAGGTGCTAGTGGAACTGG